GTCCGTAACATGCAACGCAGAAGTTACCGCGCTGTAAGTAGAGTCGTCATCAGAGTCTTCAAGTTTGAAATCAATCTTAACGGTTGAGCTTAAAGTATCACCCTCAACGCCCGAGTCCACTACTGCCATAGCAGACTCAAAGCCTTGAAGATCAACACCAGTACCATTAGCGTCAGCCGTTCCGACCACTGGAGCGATAGACTGAATGACCTTGACGTTATTAGCTAAGTCTTTCATTTATATCTCCTTATGCAGAAACCTTCTGCTTAACAATTGCTTCAGCCAGAATTACCTGACCACCTACTCTGCGTCGAGCAATGTAGCGAACGTTGCCAGTTGTGGCTTGGGTGAACGGATCGCGTAATACGGCTAGCGCAATACGGTCAACGATCATATAGCCTCTCTGGAAGTCACCAAACGCTACAGGGTAGTTGCCTGCTCCAACGTTAGCCATGTCAGCCGCTTCAACGTATGAGTAGCCCAAGATAGTGTTGGGAGAACCGCTCTCTAAGCTCATTCCAGCTTGGAAAACATACTGACCAGCAGTGTCTTTAAGCTTTCGGATCGCCGCCAACGTTGTGCGGTTAAATACGAAAGTTGCATTTCGGCCATAATCAGACTTAATGCTATGCACCAAGGTGATTAAACCATCGCCAGTCAGTGCTGCGGCTGCGCCTGAAACAACTTCAGCTACATCAGAGTTGGTCATAAAGCCTTCGGGTTTGCCTACAGCGTTTCCGGTGACGAAAGCGGTGCCTTCTGCTTTAGCCATTTGCTCGGTGAACTCTGATTGCATTTCCGCTTCAAGGTCAAAGACTGAATCTTCAAGATCCTGCTCTGAGATATCTACCAAGGCATACTGTTCGTGAGCCGGAATTTCTTCCAAGCCTACTTGATAGCCGGTAGTCTCTGCGCGAGTGCCACTTTCAGCAACCCAAGCTGCTGCGAATTGACCAGTACGCTTAGGAACCTGAATAGATCGTTGTGCAGTTGAGCGTGTTCGCGCAATGCTTCGGATCGGAGAGATCTCAGTGATGCCCTTGATTAGCTCTCGCACATACTCTGGGGGAGCTAAGTAGCCGCCAGTGCTGTCGTTGCTAACCGTTAAAGCTTTACGCTCTTCTGGAGAGATTCCTTCAATACCTTTACGGCAAAAAGAGTCCCATGCTTCCAAAGCTTGATCGCGCTGCTTAGATTCTGCACCAGAGGCAGGACGGCGTAACATGGTTTCCATGCGATCCATCTGGTCTTTGATGTTTTCGTTTTGCTGCTTTTGGAGAGTGATTTGCTGGTTCACTTCTTCAAGAGAGTCGAGCTTAGATTCAATCTTGCCGATTTTCTCATCCAGAAGTGGGTCATTCACACCCTTAGCAACATTTTCCAACTTTTGGTCGTAGCTTTTTTTGAAGTCATCAAAAGCTTGGCCCATGTCGGAGATGGCGTTTTTAATATCGTCCATCGTTTCGCTCCTTAAAAGGTTTTTAGTGTTTGAGTTAGGGTTTTTACGGCTTGCGCCAAATCAGCAGGACTTTCAGCATCGCGCTGAATGAATGCTTCATGAACGGCCTTAGCCGCTACTTTCGCTTCTGAACGAGAAAGATGAAAAACATCGCGCAGTTCATTTTCCCATTCTCTAATTGAAATCTCATCAGCCTTTACAGAACGAACCTTGGCCTTCGGGTTCATTGGGAAAGTTACCAGTGAGATCTCCATTAATTCTACTTCCTTAATTAACCGCCTTTTGGTCTTAGCGTCATAGCTCTGACCTTTGGGGCTAACTCGGAATCCAATAGACAGCCCGTCAAGAGCGCCCATCTTCATTAATTCGTATGCTTCTTGTCCTGCTTGGGTCTTCATTGCCAATCGACCACGGACTTTAAGCCCTTTGCCGTCTTCTTCAATCTCCTCAAAGATTCCGATAGGCATATCAGTTTTGTGTTGGTACAAGAGCTTGACCCCTTTAGGGCCTGTTTTCTTTATGCTTTTCAGGAATGCTCCTGCCAGAACTACATCATTTCCTAGGTCTGTGTTGTTAAAGATAGACCCGTAGCCCTCAAAGACTCCGTAATTCTCACTGTCTTCGTCGTATGCCTTTATCTCGGACTTAAACTCAATATACTCTTCGCTGCCCTTCTCTGAGATTACTCCGTCATCAGACTCTTCGTCTTCTTCGGAATCGTCTAGATCTTTTTCAAACTCTACGATATATGAGTCATCAGTTTCAGTAACTGACCGAACGTGCTTTTCTTCAGCCTTGTCAGCTTCATTTGATAAAGCGCTCAAGCAATCTGAGAACCTCTGCCCTGCATCAGTATATTCTTCAAGCATAGTTTCATCTTCCATAGAACATTAATGAACTCATCTCTGCTTTCACTTGATAGCGGAATAGGCATGGAAATCTGTTGATCCCATAGAGATTTAACACATCATATCGCAAAGAAAAAGATTCTTAAACAAAAAAACTAAAATAATGTACGAAATGGGTTGACAACCACTCCCAATAGGTTATTATAACAAACATTGAGCAACGCAATTAACAAGAAAAGGGTTACAACATGGAACACCAAGAAAACAGAGACACATTTGCTAGAGCTGAGTTGGCCAACACTACCCAAGTTTTGGAAATGTTGTTGAGGGCTTTGGAAGAAGGTAATGAGGCCACAACTAGCACTTTTGTTGATTTGGCTGAACGTACCTTGATAAAGAATCAAAAATTCTTCAACGCATACAAAGATTAAGGAGAGATTGCATGAACCTAGAGCTAACCAAGAACGAGCTAACCCAACTTAAACTGGCCTTGCTGCAAAGAGAGATGCACATTAAGAAAAAGAACTTGGGTGAGAATATGCGGATAGACGCTGAGAGCGCTTTGTTTAAGATTGTCCGAGCTTGCGCTAATGAGGGTGGGGTATGAGCAACTACCCCGAAGGGGCTTGGACAGACCCTAGAGCGCCTTGGAACGAGAGATTCTGCCCAGAGTGCGGCGGCACGATAGAAGAGGCTGAGAAGTTTTTTGGCAAGAGTGCCGAGTGTTTAGATTGCGATTGGACTTATGAGGAGGATGTATGAGGTTTACAGGTTGGGATGGGAGGTCTTACGTTATTACCCCAAGAATGAAGGAGCGAATGGGTTACGACTCTGAGCGGTATCCTCCACTGTACCCTTGGAAGACTGCCGTATGGTTTGCCCATCATCAAACGTCTAAGGTTGTTGCTGGCTTTATTGGCGATAATCCTAGCGTTTTGTGCTCTAGTGACGTTGCTAGGGATTGCAGTAGACCGCCGTTCTCTTTGAGACTTAAAAGACCGTTTAGAAGTCCTGAGACGGTAGCGTTTAGAAAAGAAATTGCCAGAAGGTTGTGGGATAAGAGGTCTAGCTAACTTGGTTGGTTGGATCCATTCTAGCCAGCTCTACAACTTCAGCTAATCCTCTCCAAGCTGACTCCTCTTCTGCAACCTCTACCATATCCTCAATAATTCTGTCTAACTCTACGAAATCCGCTTGCGTTAGAACGTCTTTATCTAAGATATTTAAAGCATCGTCATAAAGTGAAAACTCATCCATCGTTCAATATATCCTCTATCAACTTCAAAAATTCAGGATCTACAAGCTCTTTTCGCCTCATGGCCCAAGCTGAGAAGTTTTCAGCAAACCACTCCACAGACTTTGTATCTCCGTATTTAGTTGGGGATTTTCTGTTCCTGTGAGGTGCTAGCCTTAGAACCTCTTTCTCCCATTTCCCCATTATATACTGCTCAGCTTTTTCTATCCCTTTTATTTGATGGACATGGTGGCCGAATTCGTGATACATAATGCTTCTTATTCTATCGCTACCTTCTGACCAATACTCCTCTGATCCATAAGGCTTTTTTAGATTTCCGTCTCCTTGCTTCCAAGTTGACGCTGGCTTGCTATTTTTGTGTATCAAGTTATTTTTAAAGTATTCGGTATTGATACCCATAACCCCGTCACCCATATCCGCGCCTGATCGACTGCCCTTTCTTATCTTTGTGTAGCCTCTTATCGGAGGGATTTTGAAAAGATTTGCGAGAATGGAAAGCTCTCTGTCTACCTGCTCCGCGACAATAAAAGCGCCTTCTACATCTTTGAAGTGTTTGCTTACGGTTTCTGAGGTGTACTGAGTGATTTTTCTCCCGTTGTACCTTGACTTTAGCTGTGCAACGCCATAAGCGTCAGTATTTGATGTCCTTAGCCGATCACTCATACTTTTTCTGGCATTTTTAAAGCTAAGTTTTCCTGCTACCATTTGAGCACGAATCTCTGAGTCATTTAATCCTATAGGCAAGCCGTCTGGCCCCGCCCTAACTTCCCTCTCTAAGATAGGATCATCGCCCCTGCTTGGGGCTTCGGTATCTTCTATGTCGTCTTCTTGGTCAACATAGAGGATTACGCATCTGCAATTGATAACGTTCTTAGCCCCGCCCTTTGGATCTCCCGCATAAGACATCCTAGAGCCGTCCGGCATAAAGAAGTCTTCGTCCATTTGCGCCGTCTCACCATTCATGGCGCTGTGGGTTGATCTGGTGCGACTGTCAGCCGTCGATACCCACTGCTTAACCATTTGCACCCCAAAGGAGTCTGACACCCTCCTGTGGTACTCGTCGTTGGCAAAAGACTGTGCGCTATGGGTCTCAGTTCTTGCGATAACCGCTGCTCTTTTGCGGTTGATAGGTGAGAAGGTTTTTGTCAGCGATCTAGCTATCTGGTCAAGGGTTTGGTCTTCTCCGCGAAGGAACGACACCTCCCCTAAGATAAATTCTCCGTAAGATCTGGATATTCCGGCAAACATGGGCTGTCTGCCTTTAAAGTAAATATTAACAGACCTTTCAAACTCATCGCTTCTTCCAAAGTTAAAGCCCTCGCTCTTTTGGGCCAGCTTGGAATACCTGTCGTTGTTATAGGCATAAACGGAATCAAAGGTTCTGCGAACTTGGGCCTTGAGCACAGCGTCTAGCTCTTCGCCTATCATGCGAATTATTGAGCTGTAACTGGGGTCTTCGCCTTGCTTTACTTGACTAGCTACAACGCGGACAGCTTTATTGAATACGCCGTCAACCTTCTTTTGGAACCCTTTGTCTAAGCGGTTCCTTAGCCTTGCTTGATCTCTAGCGTACCGCCTAGCTGATACCTTTCCTTGCCGGAATTGGTATATCTGCTTTAGAGCTAGCATTGTTAGCTTTTAGAGGATAAAGGATGGCCTTCAGGGAGTAGATCCGTGTCGTGCTTGCCACTCCTAAACCTACCGTTCCTCAAAGCATAAAGGAGGCTGTTTACCCGAGCGTAAGCCCACTGGTCCGGCCCTGTCACGTTTGGCCTAACGCTTTGTGGATTAGTCCTATAAGCCCCAACCCCGCGATTAAAAGACGCTGACAGCATTCTTAAAGTGGCCCTCTTTGCTGGATTGTCTCCCACCTTGTCATTATGGTCTTCCACTTTGTTTCGGAGCGCGGATTTAACTTTGTCCGATACCTCGGCTTTTGAATCAGATACCGCTATATGCTCATCTAATATAGAAAGGTCTTCAGACTTGTCGCCTTCTTCCTTTGCTATCTCTGCCCTTTTCCTGCCTGCCCATGAACGGCCAGCATCTCCACCCCACAGCTTGTGAGCTATCAAACCTGCACTTGGGTATCCTTCTTCTCCGCGCCGCCAGCCTTGGGCTTCCTCGTCCACTGCGTGACGGGCAAAAAAGCTATACATTCGCTTAACAGTTGAGACGCTCATAGATCTGCCGTTTATGATATCCCTAGCTCTCGCCACCCCTACTGATGTGCCGCCCCTATTAAACTCTTTCCGCAAATCAAGCCCTTGTTGAGCCTGCTCTCTCATGCTTGCCGTTGGTAGTAGATCGATATCCGATAAAGCCTTCTCATCTTCATTGTCGTAAAGATCCAAGTCTTCTTCATCTTCCACGTTTGCCGTATCGTCTGGAGATCCTTCGTTAATTGGGAACAGGTTGGCAGGAACCAGTAAGTCATCAGCGCCTTGCATTGGACTAAGGCCGATCATCTCTCTGGCTTCGTTTCTAGTCATTATGCCTTGTGAAACAGCACCGAGAACATTTTCGTAGATCCTTCTTCTTCGTTCCGATAAAGCAGGAATGCTATCAACATCGTATTCAACATAAATACTTTCACCAAACTGAGGGATGAGCCATTCATTTAAATCTGACTCCATTTTTCTCAGGTAAGGAATGATGGTTTCTTCGTACAGAGCAAGCCTAGCCTCCGCTACATTGCTGTAAGTTTGGCCGTCAGGAACCCCCACCAGTTGAGAAGGAACCCCGAAGCACATAGCAATATCTGTTGCGCTCATGTGTTTTAGGTTGATAAAGTCCATGTCTTTAGGGCTTAGGCCCATTTCTTTCCAGTCAAAATCTCCCTCAAGGAGCATTGGCCTTCCAGCGTTGTTAGACCCAGCAAAGCGGCTATTCAAATCCGTCATAAGCTGCTGGCGTTGAGAATCGCTAAGTTGTACCGCATAGCCTGCGTCATCCTTCGGCTTGAATACTACCGCGCCAGAAGGTCTAGCCCCGTTCTGCAAAAGACTGATGTTGTGCTTTGTGACCGCGTTGTGCTGGTCAACTTCCATTGCTGCGGCTGATAACGGGCTGCAACCGTAGTAGTCATTTAGCGGATGCCAGAGCTTTACTTGCTTTA